CCGTGGCTGAAAAAATGGCGAAAGCCTGCGAAGCAGGCTGCGCAAACGACAAGATCGGCTACGATCAGTACCAGCGCAACACTCTGAGAACACAAGCGAAGGCGGTTGGCTGGGATCTGAGCAAAATCACCGTGGCGTGCGAGTGTGACTGCTCCAGCTTTATGACGGTGTGCGCCGAGGCTGCGGGCATTAACATGGACAGTGCATACACCAGTGGAAACGCGCCGGTTACTTCTACCATGAGGGAAAAATTCGAGGCGACCGGAGCTTTTGAGGTATTAACCGACAGCAAGTACCTGACCGGCTCCAGCTATCTGAAACGTGGCGACATTCTTGTGAATGAGTCAGCTCACACCGCCATGGTATTGAGTAACGGCGCGAACGCTGGAAGCTCCGGCAGCTCTGGAACCTCTAACAGTTCCGGCAGCTCTGCAAAGAGCCTGAGCTTCAAGGTGGGCGACGTCGTGCAGTTTACCGGATCGGTGCACTACACAAGCGCCAACGCAACGAGCGGCCCGGCCTGCAAGGCTGGCAAGGCAAAAGTGACGGCCGTTTATCCTACCGGAAAGCACCCGTACCACCTGATCGCAGTCAACGGCTCCGGTTCCACAGTTTACGGCTGGGTGGACGAATCGGCAGTGAAAGCAATCGGCGAGATTGCCGTCGGTGACGTGGTACAGTTCGCGGGTGGCCCTCACTACAAGAGTGCTGCAGCAGCCACAAGTTCCGGCAGCCCGAAGGCTGGCCCGGCCAAAGTGACCGCGATCAGCAAAGGATCAAAGCACCCGTACCACATCATTCACACCACCAGCGCGTCCGCAGTCTATGGCTGGGTAGACGCCGACAAGGTGAGCAAGTAAAGGAGGCGGCACAATGAACGAAACCATGCAGCAGATCGTGAACGCCTGCCTCCCAGTCCTCTGCCTGCTGATCACAGCGGGCGGGGCCTATGCGGTGGCACTGCTCCGCAAAGAGACGGCAAAGATCGAGAAGCAGATCGACAACGAGACGGCCAGCAAGTACATGGACATGGCCTGCGAGGCGGTCACTCAGGCCGTAACCTATACGGCCCAGACCTTCGTTGACGCACTGAAAAGCTCCGGCGGCTTCACTAAGGAGAAACAGCTCGAAGCCTTCCAGAAATCGAAGGACAAAACGCTGGAGATCCTCGGCGAAACCACCTGCGAGGCTCTGGGTGAAATTTACGGCGACTTCGACGCATGGCTCGACACAAAGATCGAGCAGGTATGCAGGGAGATCAAAGTCAGCGGAAACGCCGAACAGAAAACAGAGCAGGCAGCAACAACGGCGGCCAGCGTGGCGGCGACTATTGCCTCCACAGCCGTGCAGCAGCTCGCGGCCGAAGCTCCGGCAACCACAACAGAATAAAAAAAGCCCTGCGCTCTATGGAGCAGCAAGGCAAAAAGACAGCCCGGCGGGATCAACCCGTCGGGCTTTTCTTTTGTTTGTGGCTTTACTCTGCCAGACTCGGAAGGATCCAGAGATCCGTCACATAGTCACCAAGCTGGTTAGCGACCACCTTTTTGTCCGCGATCTGCTGGATCAGGTCAGCGTCCACCGTAAAGGAGACGACCTTCTGCTCGGAACCGTCGGACATATCAGCAACGGCCCAATACTGGATCTCGTCGAACTCGTCACAGCCCTGCGACTGGATCAGATCCTCGACATTGTAATAATTCTGGTCAATCGTCGCGCCGTTGTCGTAGCTGCTGGCGATCTTCGCCTTTACGACGAGGACGTTCTGGCCGTCGATCTCGTTCGCGTTCGCCTCCAGAAGCTCGCCGTGCTCCAACGTGTACGCGCTGACCTCAGTCTCCGGCTCTGCTGCCTCCGTGGAAACCTCCGGGGCCTCCGTAGACTCTGCGACAGATCCGGTGCTGCTCGTCTCTTTTTCCTCGTCCGTCTTATTATTGCCACCACCGATAGCGGCCGCAAGGATAAGGAACACAACCACCCCGATCACGATCCACTTCTTTTTCCCCTTCTTTTTAGGGGCTCCAGCCTGCTGCTCTGCCTTCTTTTTACTCATAAAGTGCAACCTCCTAAAACATGAAAATATTTTTGCGTTTTTTCGCTTTAGTCATGTTTGGGATAATTATAGCTAGGGAAACATGATAATGTCAATATGCTATCTACCTATCTTTGGGATAAAGGAGGCCGGAGAATGTGAAGCTATACAAATACAAAGGCGGGCGAAGCAACGCCTCCGGCTGCAAGATCCGGGAACTCCGAGAGGCTGCCGGAATATCTCAGGAACAACTCGCGGCGCGGATCCAGCTCGCGGGCCTGAACCTAAACCAGAAGGCAGTGAGCCGGATCGAAACCGGGGAGCGCGTGGTGCCAGACTTCGAGCTGCTCTATTTCTCCGAAGCGCTGGAGGTGCCAGTTTGCAAGTTGCTGGATATAGACGAATGAGAAAAAAAGCAGGGCGGGAAACCGCTCTGTTTTTGTGCAAAAAAAAGGCGAAAAATAAGGGAAAAGAGCTTGACTATATACATCTAAAGATGTATAATATATTTACAAGGTAAGGGAAAACCTGAGTAACCAGAAAGGAGAACGACAACGAAAGAAAGGAGGCAAAACGGTGGACGAACAAAAAGAGAAACAAACAAAAGAACTGCTCGAAGTTCTGGAGAAAGCTCTAAAAAGTGAAGCGGTGGAACGGATCACAATAACAATAAAGCCAAACCAGAAACCCAAGCAGTCCTAAAGAAACCGGCGGTGGGAAATTCCCACCCACCGCCTTTATTATATCCACCAACCCCCACAAAGTCAAGAAGGAGGCCAGACATGGAAATCACGGTAAAGGTAAATTATAAGAATGAAAAATTGCAGCAGCTCAGACAAGCCGCCGGGCTCTCTCAGTCCCAGCTGGCGAAGGCGGCAGGCTTGAACGTTAGAGTCTACCAGAACTACGAGCAGGGAGTCCGGGACATAAGCAAGGCGCAGCTCTCCACGCTGCTGCGGATCTGCAACACGCTTCACTGCAAGATCGCGGACATTATAACCGATCAGGAAACCGCGGAACTGCTGGAGCAGTACGAAAACTGAGAAACGGCACACAGAGGGGCGGCTTCGGCCGCCTCTCTTTTTGTTATATAGGGAGGTAAACACATGGCACGACGTTTCAAACACTTAACCAAAACAGACCGGCTTCGCATAGAGGCCCACACAAGGGACGGACTAAAACCGAAGGAGATCGCGGAGATCCTCGGCGTCCATATCTCGACCATATACCGGGAGCTGAAACGCGGCCGCTACACTCACCGGAACAGCGACTGGACAGAGGAAGAACGATACAGCCCGGACATAGCAGAGGAACGATACCGGGAGAACCTGAGAGCCAAGGGCCCGCAGCTAAAGATCGGCAAGGATCACAAGCTGGCCGAGTACATAGAGGGAAAGATCGCGGACGAGAAATACAGCCCGGAGGCCGTTCTGGAAGAAATCAAAGTCGAGGGGATTCAGTTCAACACGACGCTCTCAAAAAATACCGTTTACAGTTACATAGAAAAAGGCGTTTTTCTCCGGCTGACGAATAAAGACCTCCCAGTGAAGGGAACCAAGAAGCGCGGGTACCATACCGTGAAAAAAGCCGCCAGACCTCCGAAGGGTGAAAGCATAGAAAAGCGCCCGGAGGAAATCGACAAGCGCGAAACCTTCGGGCACTGGGAAATGGACACCGTAGTAAGTGCCCGGCCGTGTAAAAAGGTGCTGCTCGTTCTCACGGAGCGACTCACCCGGAAAGAGATCGTCCGGCAGCTGGTGGACAAAAGCGCCGCCAGCGTAGTGAGGGCCCTCGACGATCTGGAGAAGCGATACGGCGAAATGTTCCCCGTAATATTTAAGAGTATCACCTGCGACAATGGCACCGAGTTCTCCGACTACGAAGGGATCGAGCGGAGCGCCGAAGGCGAGGACTCCAGAACCAAGACATACTACTGCCACCCGTACAGCTCATGGGAGCGCGGGAGCAACGAAAACCTCAACAAAATGATCCGGCGCTGGCTGCCGAAGGGGACGAGCTTCGAGGACGTCACCGACGAGCAGGTGCAGCAGATCGAAAACTGGATGAACAAATACCCGCGCGGGATCCTCGGCTTCGCTAGTGCTGAGGCCGCGTATCAGGAGCAAATGGCCGCCCTTTTTGGGGCTCATTAAAATTTATTTGATTTTTTTCGCATTTACTCTTGACATTTCCCAAGTTTTTATAGAAAACAACAGATTTTGTCTCATATTTCGAAGAAAAAATTTCTCATACCGGACGTTTTAAAATCTTCTTTCAAAATCCTTCGCAAACGGAAGAAAAAAGCGAAAAAAATCTCCCCCGGCTCTTGTATTGGGGGGAAAAGTGTGATATGTTAGTTTTGTGTAAAGAAGGAAACGAAATTTACATAATTT